AACTCACGCCTGGAGATTTGATTTTGAACACAAAAAACATTGTTGAAACGACGCGCAGCCACCTCGGGCTTGGCATTGATGCTGGAAAAGCAGCCTTGCAAGCCGTGTACGTGCCATCCGAAAAACTCACCGAGGCCGGTCTGTGCGACTGGATGGCAAACGCCCTGGTCGGCCAGTCTATCCAGTACCACGAAGGCTTCTTGCTGCTGGATCGCTCTGACTCGGGCAGCGGCTTGGAGTCCAAGGAACGCAATCGCCTTCACGCACTTGCCCGACGTGCCTGGATCGCCTGCGAGTTGGGGTTGATCCACCTGTTCAGCTTGAAGGTGGGCGATGCCCATTACCGCTACATCGCTGTGCGATCTGCCAGCACCCTCACGCCACCCGAAATCCGCACCCGCCTTCGCCAGGTTGGTACGCCTTCCCCCGTGCCCGCCACCGGCACCCACTAAGAAAGAGAGTCCCCATGATCCCTGAACCCGATGCCCTCGACGAGGTGGGCAACTTCGTGATGGCAGAGCTTGAAAGCCTGCCACTGGCGGACCTCGACCGCCTGATCCAGCGCGTGTCTGATGCTGAGGACACCGCCCGCCATTACAAGCAATTCCTCCAAGGTGTGCTGCACCGCCGCTTCGGTGAGCGGGCGCATCAGTTGCGCCAGGATGCTGGCAAGAACACCGGTACGGTTCGCTTTGATGTGGATGGCCACACCGTGATTGCCGACCTTCCCAAGAAGGTGGAGTACGACCAGCGCAAGCTCAAAGAAGCCGTCGAGGCCCTGCGCAAGTGGGGGGAGAACCCCGAGGACTACGTGAGTCTGGAGGTCAAGGTCGCTGAGACCAAGTACACGGCCTGGCCGCCTGCCGTGCGCCAACTGTTCGAACCCGCACGCACGCTCAAGGCCGGAAAGCCCACATACAAGCTCGAGCGCATCGTGGACGGTGCTGTGCCTGAGGCAGCGAATGACAGCAAATTTGGGGAGGCAGTCTGATGGCCATCTCCCTTGCACAACTCAACCGGGCTGGAACACCCAAGCCACCAAGGGTGCTGATCCACGGCGTTGCTGGCGTCGGTAAAACCACCTTCGCAGGCCAGGCCAACAAACCCGTATTCATCCAGACGGAAGATGGTCTGGGCACGCTGTCGGCTGCGAACTTCCCGCTGTCACGGACCTTCGATGAGGTGATGGAGGCGCTTGCAGCTCTCTACACCGAGCAACACGACTTTTCCACGGTCGTGGTCGACAGCGTTGACTGGCTGGAACCGCTGGTCTGGGCTAAAGCTTGCCGTGACAACGGATGGAATTCGATCGAGGACGCCGGGTACGGCAAAGGCTACGTTGCTGCCCTGAACCTTTGGCGCCAATACATCGATGGCCTCAATGCGCTTCGCGACGACCGCGGCATGACCGTGGTGCAGATCGCCCACACCGACATCAAGCGCTTCGATTCGCCTGAGCACGACCCCTACGACAGGTACGTGATCAAGCTCCATGCCCGCGCAGCGGCACTGCTGCAAGAGCACTCGGACGTTGTGCTGTTTGCCAACTACCGCATCTCCACCGTCAAGGCGGACGTCGGCTTCAACAAAAAGGTCAGCCGTGCCGTGGGTTCGGGCGAGCGTGTGATTCACACGGTCGAACGCCCCGCATTCCTGGCCAAGAACCGTTACGACCTGCCCGACACGCTTCCCCTTGAATGGTCTGCCTTTGCGCAGGCCATGCCTGAAACCCTGCATACGACCCTGATCCCTTCCACCACCACCCGCACCTGAAAAAGGAGTAATCACCATGGCTTCATTCGGACAAACCTTCGACGCATCCTCTGTCGAGCCCAGCAGCAACTACGACGTCCTGCCTCCGGGCAAGTACCTTGGCCAAATCGTCGCCAGCGAAATGCGTGCGACCAAGGATGGCACCGGCCAGTACCTCTACCTGGAGGTCGACATCCTTGAGGGCCAGTACGCCGGACGCAAACTCTTCGACCGGCTCAACTTGGTCAACGCCAACCCGGACACGGTAGAGATCGCCAAGCGCACCCTGTCCTCGATCTGTCGCGCCGTTGGCAAGCTGCAGGTCAGCAACTCCGAGCAGTTGCACTTGGTCCCAATGACCCTGGATGTGCGGGTGCGTCCCCCGAAGGGCATGTACGGCGAGTCCAACTCCATTCGCTATCTGCCGCGAGGCGGTGCCAGCGCAACAGCAGCGCCGCCCGCGCCGTCGTTCACGCCGCCCTCGGCACCTGCTGCCGCACGTCCCATCACGGCTGCGCCGACCGCTACTCCCGCGGCCAACGGCCTGCCCTGGAAGCGTCAGGCCTGAGGAGGACCCGAGCATGCATGAGCACGCTCTAGCGGCCACGCCGATCCGACTGCCCAGCACATTGCAGGGCTGCCGTGAGCGTCTGGCCGCGCTTCAAGATGAGATCGCCTCCATCCGGATCCAGATCGCCACGACCGATATCCGTCGCCAGACGGAGAAGAAGTCACTCGATGCCACGTGGTTCCACCGGGCCAAAACTGCGCTTCGTGTGAAGCAGCAGGAACTGGCGCAGTTGACGGCACACATGGCCAAGCTTCATGTCGCCCAACCCCACGGCCACCGAGAGCGGTTCAAGGACGCGCTGATCGAGGTGCTGCGTGCCGATTGCGATGACGAACGCTGGCAGGCAGTGGTCACCCGTGCCCGAGAGCTTCAAGCTAAACAGGGGGTGCAGCATGGCTGAATTGCCAAGCATCACCAGCCCGACACGAGACGCGATCTTCGCGGCCTACGAGGCCGACGCTGGGGACGGATTTCGAGCCCACCTTGGCGCATCGCTTATCGGCAAAGACTGTGAGCGAGCGCTCTGGTTTGATTTCCGCTGGGTCACCCGCGCTCAGCACCCAGGACGCCTCCTGCGACTTTTCGAAACCGGCCAACTCGAGGAAGCCCGGCTGGTTCAGAACCTGCGACGAACTGGAGCGACGGTCCTGGAGGTTGATCCAGATACGGGCCGCCAGTTTCGGGTCCAAGCGCATGGTGGCCACTTTGGTGGCTCGCTTGACGGTGTGGCCATCAACCTTCTGGAAGCGCCTAAGACATGGCATGTCCTGGAGTTCAAGACGCATTCGGTCAAGAGCTTCAACGACCTGCTGGCAAAGAAGGTGCGCGAGAGCAAGCCGCTGCACTTTGCGCAGATGCAAACCTACATGCATCTGATGGGCTTGACTCGTGCGATGTATCTGGCGGTCTGTAAGGACACTGACGACGTTTACGTTGAGCGGGTTGAGGCAGACCCAGCGTTTGCAATGGGTCTCATGACCAAGGCAGAACGCGTGATCTTTGCCGCTACACCGCCACCGCGAATCAGTCCGGATCCTTCCTGGTACCAGTGTCGGATGTGTGATCACGCACCAGTGTGTCACGCCAATGCATCAGATGCCGCAGCACCTGAAGTCAATTGCCGTACCTGCCTACATGCGACACCTGTCGATGGTGGGTGGCACTGCGCACGCCACGACCGTCGATTGACTGAGGCTGATCAGCGCGCTGCCTGCGCCATGCACCTATTTATTCCGTCGCTGGTACCAGGCCAGCAAGTCGACGCAGGCGAGGACTGGGTCGAGTACGAGTTCGCCAGTGGGAATCGCTGGCGCGACACCGGTATGAACAAGTATGCGAACACCTTTTAAGGAGCACGAGTATGAGCCTGACCCTTCGTCCATATCAAAGCGGTGCCATTCAAGGCATCTACAACTACTTTCACGAGGCCACGGGTAACCCCCTGGTGGTGATCCCGACCGCCGGGGGCAAGTCACTGGTGATGGCGACCTTCGTTGAGGGCGTCCTCAAGGCTTACCCGGATCAGCGCATCCTGATCGTTACCCATGTGCGGGAGTTGATCGAGCAAAACTACACCGAGCTCAAGAAGCTTTGGCCCGAGGCGCCCGCAGGCATCTATTCGGCCGGACTCAAGCAGCGTGACATCCGTGCGCGCATCCTCTTTGCCGGCATCCAGTCGATCCACAAGCGCGTCTACGACGTTCAGCAGTGCGACTTGGTGCTCATCGATGAGGCCCATCTGATTCCGCGCTCGAGCAACACCATGTACCGGCGCTTCCTGTCGGATCTGGTCCGGCTCAATCCCCAGATGAAGGTGATTGGCCTGACCGCGACACCTTACCGGTTGGATTCTGGGCTTTTGCATGAAGGGGGGGACGCGATCTTCACCGACATAGCCTATGAGGTGTCGGTGCGCGAGCTGATCGATCAAGGCTACCTCTCACCTCTGATCTCCAAGCGCATGGCCACGCAGATTGACCTGACTGGGGTGGGCACCCGCGGCGGCGAGTTCATCGCCAAGGACCTTGAGGCGGCGGTCGACAAGGACTCGATTACTCAGGCAGCCGTTGACGAAATCTTCTCTTACGGCAAAGACCGAAAAAGCTGGCTCATCTTCTGCG